TTCATCTTTACTTTTACTTTTACTTGTACTTAAACTTATGGCCCAGCCCCTCCGTAGTGAGGTGGTTAGGGCCACAGTTAAACCACATACAGCTTCGTGGTTTTACCATAAGAGAGTTCGCGCACGCAGTAACAGGGTTCCTGTCGTGTTCAATACTCCGGCCCGTGTCGGCTTACAACGAGACCCTCGGAAGGAGGATGCATTTAATACTCGTTTGGATGTTCTTGGCCCTCTGGTGGCAGAACATTACCCAGTTGTCCCCGATGCTTCCCGTCGGAACTTGCTCGCTGCCTTTGATAAGCGTTGCAATTATTATAGTGACAAAAGGGTTGACCGTTCCATTGTTCGTGCATCTTTACAGCTGCTCGACATGGTTGTTGGTCCGGGGTGTGATCCGATTGAGTGGACCCCCGAATTGTTCCACGCGTGGAATTCCCAATTCAAGGCTTCTAAACAAGCCAAGCATCTAAAAGTTTTGCCTCTTATAGCAGAGTGTACTCAGCGCACTTTCTCTGCTAAAGAAATTTTCGTTAAAGTAGAGGCTTTACTTAAGCGCCATGATGCGAATTGGGCTCCGCGCATAATTTATCAGTCTTCCGACTTACATAACTGCTTGCTTGGTCCTGTTATGCAGGCCTGCACGCAGCGCATGTTTCGCTTGTTGCGTGGTCATGATCGGCGTGAGGGTGTGGCTTACATGGGGGCTTACAAAACTCAACCAGACCAGCTTGTCGAGTTTATCACTCGGCACGCTACTGGTTCTAGCCTTTTTGTTGAGTCAGATTTCTCATCCAATGACATGACCCAACTACGTGACGTGCATGTGTTGGAAGTCAAGTGGCTTACACGACTTGGTGCTCCGCAGTGGCTGACTGGCATGATGTTACACGCTAATTCTTTTTCTGTTACTTCGAGAAAGTTTGGTGTTATGGCTCGTGTCGTTAATCAGTTGCCTACTGGAGCTCAGTCAACCACTTTTCGTAATTCTATGTGGAACATGACAATTAATTATGCGTTTTGCAAACGTAACAAATTCTTTGGTGATTCTTTAGTGCTTGGTGATGACATGCTCATGAGATTGGACAATCCTTGGTCTGCGTGTCGCAGATCCATTAGGAGGTCTTATGAGTATGTTTGCAAGCTCGCTGGCATGGTGGCGGAGGTTTCGGTCTCTGGTCACCTCAGTGAGTGTAGCTTTTTATCCAAACACTTTATAATGACCGACCGTGGTTATGTTTTAGTACCCAAACTTGGCAAGGCAATTGCTCGGTTCAATGCCCGTGCTTCTGCAAATGAGGCGGTCTCGGACCGTTCTTATTTGTGTGGTAAGGCTTTGAGCTATGCTTACGAATTTCGGTTCGTACCTGTCATTTCTAGGTGCTTTCTCACACGGTTCTCTCAACTTTTT